CGTCTTGCTGTTTTGATAAGTTTTAATAAATAAGGTGTATCACTTTTAAACTCTGCTAATTCAGGGTCATTTAGTGATGAGTTTTCTTCATCTTCAAAAACCGTATCTTGTGCTAAAAATGGAACTTCATAGTATTTGTTATTTTCACTATCAACAACATCCACGATAGATGTAACCTTTTCATTAGATAAAACAATTTTATCAAACTCTTTTGCGTTTCCAAATGAAAAAGTTTCTTCTTCTCTAATGCCAGATTGTGCCATAGCTTTTTTTGTTAATCTAAAATTAGTAGGTATATCGCCCGAAGTAGGTTGTAATGCTTTTACTTCCATATTGTCTAATGAACTTGATACTTTAAAATCAACATCATCTAATATAGTGAACTCGGTTCCGTTGTTTGATAACACAGTAGAGTTTGCTTCAATTTTTCCTGCAAAATCTAAATCAGGTTTATAAGTATTTGCGTCTACCGCTAACGCTGGAACATCAATTGTAAAAGTTAATTCTACCATAGCAGGTGTTGCTAATCTTGGTTTATATCCATATGATTGTGCTATTGATAAAACATTTTTTCTTTCTTCTGCGAATTGGATAAGTGTTTCTCTAAATTGATTATCAACATAATAATTTAATGTATCACCGACATAAGCAGCCATTTCAACAAACATCATACCTGGTGATGCTTCATTGAAATCATTGTATTGATTTGGGAAATATGTTTTCGCAAACTCAATTAAATTTTCTCTAATATCTGTAAAATCTCTACCGAGATAATTTACTTCTTTAGATAATGTTTTTTTATTTGTTCCGTAATCGGCCATTGTTATTCTCCAATTCTAAAGTCAAAATTTAATATTTCAATTGTATCAGGATTAAAAGGAACCGAAAATTCAATTTGAACATTGACTTGATTTTGTTCTTGTGTAGTAAATACATTTTTAATATCTATGTAAGGTAAAAATCTATCTGTTGCAATACGAATAGCTTCTTCTATTCTATTAGGAATATCAGTCCCTTGTTCAAACACAATTGATTTTAGACGACTCCCGAAGTTTGGTTGAAATACTCTTTCTCCAGGTGTTGTTAATAATAAATTTCTTAGATTAGCTTTTGATTGTTCTAATACGGTTTTTGT